TAAATGGACGAGGAAAACAATCGCTCCAGAGGCAATCAGAGGTAAGACAAAGTCAAACCATTTCTTTTCAATGTGTGATATAAATAAATAGTCTATAGGTGTTAAAATTTTCGATCTAATAGACATAGAACCTCCTAAAACCTCATTTTAGCAGAAAAGTGGCCATTTTTTCCATTAGTTCTGTATGTATGTTTTTTTGACATACATCGATTGTGGTACTTAATATTGCTCTATCTCTTTGTGCTAGTTGTGCTGTAGCCAGTTCTTGTAAACTACGATCTGTTTTTAAACTAAAATTATCGGAACCAGTACGTTTATTAGCATCTTTATAGGTTACCCTCATTGTGCCATAGCCCATTCTACGCAATTTATCGAAGGCAACTTTGACCGCTTTTACTGCGCGCTCCCCACTTTTAAATTTTGTTGAGATTTTTAATATTTCTTCATCTATACTGATTGTACCTTCTTCATCCATAGAGTTTTTTGCTACTTTACGTACTGCTGTAATACCTGACAGATAACCAGTAGACAAAGTCTTCTCTAAGGTTGAAGATGCATGGAAATCTATCTCGACGATTGGCCTGCAAACAAGATCTTTTTTTCCGTCAGGTTTTTTGAAGGTGAACCCACAATTCTTGAAGAAATAAGTTAAAGATTGAGATAATAACGAGCGAGTTATTCCTGGCACTTCCTCTATTACAGCAGTGTATGTGTTAGGAAAGGCTTCATTATCTGCTTCCTTTTTGATTATAAAGTGTAAGGTAGCCCCAAGCCCCTCGTCATTTGCTTTTTTCGCAATCCTGCTTTCTCCAGTCTTTAAGTTCGCGAAAGCTGGGTCAGAAGCATCTCTGTTAGCATACTGGAAAAGCAAGCGATAATCATTAACCGTTTCATCTACAGCAAGAAGCCTTATTACTGAGCGACCTTTATTTACCTCATAGAAAGCAAGCTCATCCTTTATAAGTTTCTTTAAAGTTGGAACACAGTTCTTCAGAGGCATTGAAGGAGCATCCTTCGGAAACGGCTCCAGATCAACATCACATTTTATGATATATCTTTCGTTATCACCTAAAAGCATATACATCCTCGATTGCTGTATGAAAGGTTACTTACTTTAAGTAAGTAGAAAAGTATTCTTATACTTTAAAATATTGCTAACGCGTACGCAAAAACTATTGTAGCGTGATAAGAGTGGTCGCAACGACAAGACGCTTATCGCCTCTTCATTTTTTGCAGGTTTTACATCATCTCTTTCCTAACAGGGCTCGCTTCGGCGGGCCTTTTTCATTTCCCCTCGCTCAGAGAGGATGCACATCAATAGAGAGGGGCTACATGTCCGATCCGGTTTCAGGAACTGTCGCGGCAGGGGCTGCGCTTACTGGTGCAAGCATCTACGGACTGCTGACCGGCACAGATTACGGCGTAATTTTTGGCGCGTTTGCCGGTGCGGTCTTTTATGTTGCCACCGCGGCAGACCTGACCCTGATCCGGCGCGCCGCCTATTTTGTTGTTTCGTACATCGCTGGCGTTTACGGTGCGGGGCTGGTGGGCTCCAAGCTTGCCAGCTGGACGGAATACAGCGACAAGCCGCTTGATGCACTGGGGGCCGTTATCCTCTCTGCGCTGACGATTAAAATCCTGACGTTCGCCAGCCAGCAAGACCCTGCGCAGTGGTTCCAGCGGTGGAGAGGGGGTGCCAATGGTAATAAGTGATCCGCTGGTACTGACAAACGTGGCGACGTGCTCGGCCATTGTGCTGAGGCTGATGCTGTTCCGTAAACCCGGAGCCCGGCATCGCTGGTGGGCATCATGGCTGGCATACCTGATTATCCTGGCGTATGCATCCGTACCGTTCCGCTACTTCTTCGACTTTTACGTCCACACACACTGGGCGTCGGTCATCATCAACTTAATCATCTGCGCCGCCGTGTTCCGTGCCCGGGGCAACGTGGCGCGCCTGTTTCAGGTACTGAGGCCCGAATGAACCAACAACAATTTCAGCAGGCGGCTGGTTTAAGCGCCGGCTTGGCTGCGCGCTGGTTCCCGCACATTAGTGCGGCGATGTGCGAGTACGGCATCACTGCGCCCGTCGATCAGGCAATGTTCATTGCGCAGGTCGGCCATGAAAGCACCGGCTTTACCAGGCTGGTGGAGAGCTTCAATTACAGCATCGCGGGGCTGAGCGGTTTTGTCCGTGCTGGCCGGTTAACTCAGGATCAGGCCAACATGCTTGGCCGCCGCACGTATGAAAAGGTGCTGCCCCTTGAGCGTCAGCGCGCGATCGCCAATCTGGTTTACAGCAAGCGTCTCGGTAATAACGCCTCTGGTGATGGCTGGAAATATCGCGGACGCGGGCTCATCCAGATCACCGGGCTCGAGAATTACCACGACTGCGGCGCCGCGCTGAAACTCGACCTTGTGAGCTCGCCGGAACTGCTTTCCGAAGACGCCAGCGCAGCGCGATCTGCAGCCTGGTTCTATACCAGCAAAGGCTGCCTGAAATATCCGGGCGATTTGCTGCGCGTCACGCAGATTATTAACGGAGGGCAGAACGGGCTGGAAGACAGACGGGCCCGCTATGCGGCAGCACGCCGGGTGCTCTGATGGCTGCGCTATGGGGCTTTGTCCGGGCATGGTGGAAGCCATTACTCTTCCTGGTTGCTATTGGATTCGCATTTTATTACCGGGCCTCGCTCACAAAAGCGGAGGCATCTTTAACCGAAGTTAATCGTGAATTAAATCTGATTAAAGATGATATGGCCGACATGCAGCGTCGCCAGCGCGATGTTGCAGCGCTAGATGCGAAATACACGAAGGACTTAGCGGATGCTCAGAAAAACATTGCTCAGCTTGAGCGCGATGTTGCTGCTGGCCGTAAGCGGTTGCAGCTCAACGCAACCTGCACCAAGAACGAGGCCCCCGGCTCCGCCAGCGTGGATGATGGTACCGGCCCCCGACTTACTGACGCCGCTCAACGGGATTATTTCACCCTCCGCAAGCGAATCAAAACAGTGACCAGCCAGCTTAATGGCCTACAGGAGTACGTTCGGGAGCAGTGCTTGAGGTAAAAAAAAGCCCCATGGCTGGGGCGACGACAGGATAGATATTTTCTCTTTTTATAATTACTAACGCAGCGTTGACTTGTTTTCCCTGATGCTTCTTCTTGTAAGACATTCCTGTCTGTATGGTCTTCATCCCTGTGACTCACAGACCTTGTTTGTAGGAGCCACTCCACCAACAAGATGGAAATAATCCTGGCCGATATATTCAGCTTAACAAGCGGCAGGCATCTTTTATAGGAATAGTCCAGGGATAATTGTACGGTGGGCGGCCTGCTGTACAGTTAGGCAAGTCGGTATATAGAAGCATTCTCAAAACATAGTGAACCACTAAACCCCACAAGGCGCTTTCACAGCAGAGCGACTGATGATGTTCTCTCCACTCTGCACAACAATACGATTAGCTACGCTGTGAAGCGCCGCGACCCCGGCCCACTGCTCACCTCTGAGCAACCAGACAACTAACAGAACAGGTAAAGCAATGAGCGAAGCTAAGCCGCAGGACGGCACTACCGTTAAAGGTTATCGCACGTTAACGCCGGGCGATATTGAGGTGATGAACCGGATGAAAGATGTGAGTCGTCATTTCCTCAACCTACTGGATACAGCTAAAGAAACAGGCGCAGATCCGCGCTGGGTTGTTATGGCGAAAACGGAAATGCAGAAAGCTTGCATGTTTGCGTGTCGCTCTATAGCCATGCCTGATGACGACTGCTAAGGCATTACAGCAGGCATTCACTGAGTGCCTGTGATAATGGCATAGCAAGCGGAGGTGACATGCTCTATCACATCTGGAATGGATTACTTCTTCTTATTTGCATCGGCCTCCCGATTATTTTAATTGCCGCCTCAAATGGTGCGCGGCCTACATTCATGTCTTGTCAGGAAATGAGAAGGCGATACGGAACCCCAAAAAAGAAATAACAGGCCGCTATTCAGCGGTTTTTTATTGCGCCTCGCACGCGCACCGAGGAGAGTCTTTCAGTTGTGAGCCACCGGCATTCGCTGGTGGCTTTTTTATTGGAGCTACCACTATGCCATCCGCTATCCCTCGAGCTTGCCGCAAGCGCGGATGCCCCGGTACTACTACAGACCGTTCGGGTTACTGCGAGGCTCACCGTAATGAAGGCTGGCAGCAGCACCAGCGAGGGCTGAGCCGCCACCAGCGCGGCTACGGCAGTAAGTGGGATATCATCCGCGCCCGCATCCTTAAACGTGACAGGCACATCTGCCAGGAGTGTCTGCGCAACGGCAGGCCAGTCCCTGCCACTACCGTTGATCACATCAAACCCAAAGCACACGGCGGCACCGATGAAGATAGCAATCTGAGATCGTTATGTTGGCCTTGTCATAAACGCAAGACCGCAACGGAGAGAATTAAATGAAGCATAAGCGCGCTCAACTCGCTCATATTTATCGCGGCATTGGATTCATCGGATATGGCATCGCCGTTGATGGCGAACTGCTGAGCCAACAGGTGAGCACCACCATCGACACCGATGCAGCAAGCCGACCGGCAATCACTGTCGTCTTCAACCTTGATGCGGAAATGAACGAGAACCCGGTGCGAATCGATTTGAATGAGAATGCTTCTCAATAAGTTATTTAGATGAGATAAATTATCATTTGCGGGGGAGGGCGGGGAAAAAGTTCAGGGTTTTGAGTCTAAAGGACCGCCGCCTAACCCTTTTTCACACCGCCGCAGGTTAGAAAACTTTTTTATGGGGTCCCCCACTCGATGATTAATAGGAGTTTTCGATTATGTCCGGACCACCGAAAACCCCGACCCATCTGCGTTTGGTGAGGGGTAACCCATCAAAACGCCCCATCAATAAAAACGAGCCACAACCCCCTGCAGGGGTACCCCCAACTCCTAAGCATTTCGACAAACAGGCGAAGTACTGGTTTAAGCGAATGGCTGAAGAGCTGGATGCCGTCGGCGTCATTTCGCAGCTGGACGCCCGCGCGCTCGAATTGCTGGTTGAGGCTTATACCGAGTACCGCCACCACTGCGATACGCTGGAAATCGAGGGGTATACATACCGCACTGAAACGCAGACGGGGGATGTGCTGATTAAGGCGCATCCGGCAGCAATGATGAAGGCAGATGCCTGGAAGCGGCTGCGCGCCATGCTGGCAGAGTTCGGGATGACGCCAGCCAGTCGGTCAAAGGTCAGCGCCAAGACGCCGGACGCGGTTGATCCGCTGGCTGAGTTCATGAAAGCGAGGGATTAATGGCTAAGGTTGCCGATGGTATCCGCTACGCCGAACGCGTCGTGGCGGGGGAGATTATTGCCTGTGAATATGTCCGGCTGGCCTGCCAGCGTTTTCTGGACGATCTGCAAAACGGCGAGGCGCGGGGTATTTTCTTCAGCGAGCCCCGCGCCCAGCACATTCTGAATTTTTATAAGTTCATCCCGCATGTGAAAGGCGCTCAGGCCGGGCAGCCGATCGCCCTGATGGACTGGCATGTTTTCATTCTTATCAATATTTACGGTTTCGTTATTCCGCTGGTTGATGAGAAAACCGGCGGGGTGGTGCTGCGGAATGATGGCAGCGGCCGCCCGGTAATGGTGCGGCGGTTCCGTACTGCTTACAACGAGGTGGCGCGTAAGAACGCCAAATCCACACTCTCTTCCGGGGTTGGCCTGTACATGACGGGCGCGGATGGCGAAGGTGGGGCCGAGGTCTACTCTGCGGCCACAACCCGCGATCAGGCGCGCATCGTTTTCGAAGATGCCAAAAATATGGTGAAAAAAGCGAAATCGACGCTTGGGCGCCTGTTCGAGTTCAACAAGCTGGCTATCTATCAGGAGCAAAGTGCCTCTAAATTTGAGCCGCTTTCCAGTGACGCTAACAACCTGGACGGCCTGAATATTCACTGCGGCATTGTTGACGAGCTGCACGCTCATAAAACCCGTGACGTATGGGACGTTCTGGAGACGGCGACCGGTGCGCGCCTGCAGTCCCTGCTGTTTGGTATCACCACTGCGGGCTTTAACAAAGAAGGCATCTGCTACGAGTTGCGCGATTACGCCATTAAGGTGCTGCGCGGTTTTAACAGTGAGGTGGAAGGTGCCGTTAAGGACGATACCTTTTTCGCCATCATCTACACGCTGGACGACGGCGACGATCCGTTCGACGAAACGGTCTGGCAAAAGGCGAATCCCGGACTGGGGATCTGCAAGCGCTGGGACGATTTACGCCGCCTTGCGAAGAAAGCAAAAGAGCAGGTATCAGCACGCGTTAATTTCTTCACTAAACATATGAATATCTGGGTGACGGCGGAGTCCTCCTGGATGGACATGCTGAAGTGGGAAAAATGCGAATTTATCGCGCCGGCGCATGAGCTGAAAACTTACCCGCTGTGGGTCGGCGTCGACCTGGCGAACAAAATTGATATCTGTGCTGCGGTAAAAGCCTGGCGATCGCCTGATGGTCACGTTCACGCCGACTTTAAATTCTGGCTGCCCGAGGGGCGGCTGGAAAAATGTTCGCGGCAGATGGCCGAGCTCTACCGGAAATGGGCTGAGCTCGACAAACTTATCCTGACGGATGGCGACGTTATCGATCATGCGCAGATCAAAGAAGAGCTGCAGCAGTGGGTCAGCGGGGAAAGTCTAAAAGAAATAGGCTTCGATCCGTGGAGCGCGACGCAGTTCAGTCTGGCGCTTGCTGAAGAGGGTTTACCCCTTGTGGAAGTGCCGCAGACGGTGCGCAATTTCTCCGAGGCCATGAAAGAGGTTGAGGCGCTGGTTTACGGCGGCCGGTTTCACCACAGCAATCACCCCGTGATGAACTGGATGATGTCGAACGTCACGGTGAAGCCGGATCGTAACGACAACATCTTTCCCAACAAATCGACACCTGAGGCCAAGATTGATGGTCCGGCTGCGCTGTTCACCGCGATGAGTCGTCTGCTCGTTAACGGTGGCAATGACCAGCAGGACCTGAGCGGCTTCTTTGATAATCCCATCATGGTAGGTTTCTGATGAAGAAAAATAAGCAGCCAGGCAGGGTGAAAAGCGCCCTGCTTAACTGGCTGGGCGTCCCCATCAGCCTGACCAACGGGACGTTCTGGCAGGAATGGTACGGTACGAGCAGCAGCGGGAAGGTGGTCACCGCGGATAAGGCTATCCAGCTGTCAGCTGTCTGGGCCTGCGTCCGGTTGCTGAGCGAGTCAATATCAACGCTACCGCTGAAGATTTACGAGCGGCAGCCTGACGGCTCGCGCAGGCTGGCCCAACAGAATCAGGTTTACCAGGTACTTTGTCGCCGTCCGAATCTGGAGATGACACCATCGCGATTTATGCTGATGCTGGTGGCAAGTATCTGTCTCCGCGGAAACGCCTTCGTGGAGAAGCTGTTTATCGGCAACAAACTGGTCTCGCTGGTGCCGTTGCTTCCCCAGAACATGTTGGTAAAACGCCTCGATACCGGCCGGCTTGAGTACACCTACACCGAGAACGGTACGGCGCGTGTCATTGCGGAAAAGAACCTGATGCACATTCGCGGCTTCGGTCTTGACGGGGTCTGCGGCATGATGCCGCTGAGTTCCGGACGCGATGTGATTGGGGCTGCAATGGCGGTCGAGGAGTCGGCGGCCAAAATATTTGAGAACGGCCTGCAGAGTTCGGGTTTTCTCTCAGCAGATATGCCGCTGGATAAAGAGCAACGCGAACGGCTGCGCAGTTACATGGCACAGTTCACCAGTTCAAAGAATGCCGGGAAAATCATGGTGCTTGAAGGCGGTCTGAAATATCAGAACGTCACGATGAATCCGGAAGCGGCCCAGATGCTGGAGACGCGCTCTTTTGGCATTGAGGAAATCTGCCGCTGGTTCCGGGTGCCGCCGTTTATGGTCGGGCATACCTCTAAGCAGAGCAGCTGGGCATCAAGCCTGGAGGGGATGAACCTGCAGTTTCTGACCCACACGCTGCGCCCTTTGCTGGTCAATATTGAGCAGGAGATTTCCCGCTGCCTGCTGAACGGTGAAGAGGACATCTTTGCCGAGTTTTCTGTCGAAGGGCTGCTTCGTGCCGACAGCGCAGGACGCGCCGCCTACTATACCAGCGCGCTGCAGAACGGCTGGATGTCACGCAATGATGTGCGTCGGCTGGAAAATCTGCCTCCCATTGAGGGTGGAGATATTTACACGGTACAGCTGAACCTGACGCCGCTGGAGGACCTCAAAAAGAACAGCCCGGCAGTGCAGGCCGCCGCGCTTCGTCAGCTTCACAGTCACGTTTTCCCCGATATTCCCTTCGAACAGTCCCCGCTGAAACAGGCGGCTTAGGAGCATCCATGACAATCAAAAGCCTTCCGGCGGCGCCGGAGGGGCGACCTTTTGCGCGCGAAAAACCAGACCTTCCCGCTGCGGCAATGGAGCGCTGGAACGGTAGCATCCGTGCGGCGCGCGACGGCGATAACAGTATCTCGATTTTTGATGTTATAGGCGCAGATTACTGGGGCGAGGGCGTCACCGCGAGCCGTATCGCCGGTGCGCTTCGTTCGCTTAATGGCGCAGACGTTACGGTCAACATCAACAGCCCGGGCGGCGATATGTTCGAAGGCCTGGCGATTTATAACCTGCTGCGCGAGTACGAAGGCAAAGTCACTGTAAAGGTATTGGGTCTGGCGGCGTCGGCCGCATCGATTATCGCAATGGCGGGTGACGACGTGCAGATTGGCCGCGGCGCTTTCCTGATGATCCATAACTGCTGGGTTTACGCGATGGGCAACCGTCACGACCTGGCGCAGATTGCCGCCGACATGGCGCCGTTTGATAAAGCCATGAGCGATATCTATCAGGCGCGCAGCGGTCTCGACGCGGAAACCGTCGACAGGATGATGGACGGTGAAACTTATATCGGCGGCAGCGAAGCCGTAGAAAAGGGCTTTGCTGACAGTCTGCTTTCTGCCGACGAAATCGCTGACGACGATGAAAGCCCCGCCGCAGCGCTGCGTAAACTCGATGCGCTGCTGGCGAAAGCGAATACGCCACGCTCTGAACGGCGAAAACTTCTTAAAGCCTTATCAGGCAGCACGCCGGGCGCTGCTGCCAGTCCTGACGGTACGCCGAGCGCTGCCACCATCCATAAAGAAACCATTGACCGTCTGGAAGCCGCGCTGAGCGGATTGACAGCGGCTGCCCAGTAAATACGGAGATGTTATGTCTGAAGTAAACGAGATTCTGAAAAAGGTTAGCGCCAGTATTGAAGAAGCGACCGGCAAATTCAACGCAAAAGCAGAAGAGGCGCTGAAAGAAGCCCAGAAAACCGGCAAATTGTCGGCGGAAACCAAAGAAACCGTCGACAAAATGGCGTCGGAATTCAACGCCCTGAAAGAGGCGGAAAAGACGCTTAAGGCGGCGCTCGGTGAGCTCGAACAGCAGGTCGCCCAGATGCCGCTGGCAAACGCCGCAAAAGTGGTGGAAACCGTCGGCCAGACCGTCATCAACAGCGAAGCACTGAAAGCATTTGCGGCAAGTGTTGAAGGTGGTAAGCGCGTCAGCGTGCCGGTGAACGCTGCGCTGATTTCAACTGACGTGGCAACAGGCGTGGTGGAGCCGCAGCGTCTGCCGGGCATCGACACCGCCCCGAAACAGCGCCTGTTCATTCGCGACCTGATTGCGCCCGGCCGCACCTCCGCACCGGCTATCTTCTGGGTGCAGCAGACCGGATTCACCAATGCGGCAAAAGTTGTGCCGGAAGGTACCGCCAAGCCGTACAGCGATATCCAGTTCGCCACGCAGATCACGCCGGTCACCACCATCGCGCACATGTTCAAAGCGTCCAAGCAAATCCTGGACGACTTCGCGCAGCTGCAGTCCACGATTGACGCAGAAATGCGTTACGGTCTGAAGTACGTGGAAGAACAGGAGATCCTGTTCGGTGATGGTACCGGCGCGCATCTGAAAGGTATCGTGCCGCAGGCCTCCGCTTTCGCTGCTGCTTTCACCGTTGAGCAGCAGAACGGTATTGATGATCTGCGTCTCGCAATGCTTCAGGCGCAGCTGGCTCGCTTCCCGGCTTCCGGGCACGTCCTGCATTTCATCGACTGGGCGAAGATTGAACTCACCAAAGACACCCTGGGACGCTACATCCTGGCGAACCCGGCGGCGCTGACCGGCCCGACACTCTGGGGTCTGCCGGTGGTCGCGACCGAGGCCGCGGCATTCCAGGGCAAGTTCCTGACCGGTGCGTTTAACGCCGCAGCGCAGCTGTTCGATCGTGAAGATGCCAACGTTGTAATCTCCACCGAGAACGCCGACGACTTCGAGAAAAACATGATCTCGATTCGCTGCGAAGAGCGCCTGGCGCTGGCCGTGAAGCGCCCTGAGGCGTTTATCTACGGTTCCTTCACTGCGCCGGCTGCGGGTGGCGGTGCGTAACCTTTAACGGCGGCCTGCGGGCCGCTTTTCTTTTTTCCGTTAAGGAGACAGCCATGAAGCTGATCGCTATCAAGCCTATCTACTTTGAAGGCAACGTGCTGACCGAAGGCACCGAGTTCGAGACGCTGGAGCAACACGGCCGCGATCTTCTGGCCAGCGGTTACGCTCAGGAGACTGGTGAGAAGAAGCCGGATCCTGACAAAGAGCAAAAGCCGAAAGGGAATGGCAAGGCCAAATAAGGGGCGGGCATGCTGACCAAAGAGCAGGTTAAAACACACTGCCGGATCGATGCCAATAGCACAGAAGAAGATGCCTGGATTGAAACCAGTATAAAAGCCGCGGCGCGCCACGTTGAGAAGTCGACCCGGCGAAAGCTTTACGAAGACGCTGGTGATCCGCTTTACCTGGCTGACCCTGACGCGCTGCTCTATGGCGAAGATATTGAAATGGCCATGCTGATGCTTATCGGGCATTGGTATGCAAACCGCGAGACGGTCAGTGTCGGCAGCACAACGTCCGCGCTGGCTTTCTCCACCGAAGCGCTTCTTCAGCCGTATCGGATTTATGGCGTATAGGGGGCAGCATGGCATGTAATGGTTGCGCAGCCCGGCGAGAGTGGCTGAAAAAGTGGATAAAAATCGCCTATGAACGATCAACAGGTAAACCAGCTGCTGGCGGCAATGGCAGCCCAGACAGCAGCGATGAATCGACTGGCGGAGTCAAACGAGGCTCTGACGGCGGTGATCTACCAGTCAATGGTAGTGGAAGAGAGTGAAGCTGAACTTCCACAGCACACTTACCTTAGCGGCAAGCCCGGGGGGTGAGTATGCAGGCCGGAAAGCTCAACAAGCGCATCACGTTACAGAAGCCGGTTAAGACGCAGAGCCCGGCCACCGGCGCCGTTGTTAATGGCTGGGCTGAGGTGGCCGAACTGTGGGCTAACGTTACTGACCTTTCCGCACGGGATTTTGTGGCTGCAAAGGCAGGTCAGAACGAGGTAACGACGCGGATCACCATCCGCTGGCGTGATGATGTCACGGATAAGCACCGCATTCTTTACCGTGGGCGCGTTTACGACATTCAGGGCGTGCTGGAGGACGACAAAAGCGGGCGCGAATATCTGACGCTGCCTTGCTCCCGGGGGGTGAACGATGGCTGATGGCATTGATTTCAGCATTACCGGGCTCGATTCGCTGCTGGGTAAGCTGGACAGTATCAGCGATGACCTGCGGCGGCGCGGCGGGCGGGCGGCGCTCCGTCGCGCCGGCAACGTGATTGTCGATAAGGCAAAGGAGAACGCCAGCCGCATCGACGACCCGGAAACCGGGCGCAGCATTGCAGCTAACGTGGCGATGCGCTGGAACGGCAGGCTTTTCAAAACAACCGGTAACCTGGGCTTTCGCATCGGGGTACTGCACGGCGCCGTGCTGAAAAATCACCCTGACCTCAGCGAGAACGCGCCGACGCCACACTGGCGCCTGATTGAGTTCGGTACTGAGAAAATGCGCGCCCAGCCTTTCATGCGCCCTGCGGCGGAAAGCAGTATTAACGAGGTGGTAAACACTTTCGCCACCGAATATGAAAAGGCCATCGACCGAGCCATTAAGCGCGCGCAGAAGAAAGGAGTGCCACCATGATCGTGCCCATCTTTTCCGTCTGCGCAGCCAGCCCGGCGGTAACGGCGTTACTGGGAACGGACCCTGTGCGCCTTTATCCCTTCGGCCTGCAGGATGATGCTGTTGTTTACCCCTACGTGGTCTGGCAGAACGTCAGCGGCTCGCCGGAGAATTACCTCGCGCAGCGGCCCGATGTCGACTCGTTCACCCTGCAGGTGGATGCCTACGCCGACACGGTGGATGAGGTGATCGCCGTGGCCGCCGCGCTGCGGGACGCCATTGAGCCGCATGCCTACATAACGCGCTGGGGAGGGCAGGAGAAAGACCCCGAAACCAGGCGCTACCGCTACTCCTTCGATGTTGACTGGATAGTCAGGCGATAACCCACAAACACCGGCCCTGAGCCGGTTTTTTTACTCGGAGATTCCCATGTCTGTATTGACACAAGGCACTCAGCTCTTCGTGCTGGCTAAAGGCGCGGTGAGCGAAATTGAATGCATCACCAGTTTTACCCCCGGCAGTAACCCAGCCGACCAGATTGAAGATACCTGTCTTTCTGAAAAGTTTGACCGCACCTACAAACGCGGCTTACGCACGCCCGGCCAGGCAACAGCGACACTGAACGCTGATCCTAAAAACGCCAGTCATATCATGCTTTATAACCTGTCGATTTCTGACGATGAAGAAGATCAGGCGCTGACTTTCGCCATTGGTTGGTCTGACGGTGACTCAGTACCCACAGTGGCTGCCGCTGGTGCAACGGGAGCGGTAGACGGTCTGGCACTACCGGATGACCGTACCTGGTTCGTATTTAAGGGGTACGTAGCCGATTTTCCTTTCGACTTCGCAGCTAACACCGTCGTTTCCACTTCAGCTTCCATCCAGCGTTCCGGCTCTGCCGTCTGGATCCCAAAAGCGCAGGCAGGCAGTTAATGGGCAGGACTATGGCCCTACGCCGATTCACTTTGATCAGGAGCAGCAATGAAACTCACACTTGATTCACTGAAACAGGCTGGCGCGTTTACCGGTCGCCCGGTTGAAAAAGAAATCACCTGGAAACAGGGCAGCCAAGAGCTTACTGCAACCGTTTATATTCGTCCGCTGGGCTATTACACAGCAATGACTGATGTGATGGCGGCACACGGGCGCATTGATGGCGTTGCCGGCCGCATTGCCGCTTCCATCTGTGACGAAGAAGGCAAGCCGGTATTTACCCCCGCCGATATTACGGGTGAAGCAGATCCAGAGCGCGGCGCGCTGGACGGGCAGCTCACTATCGCGCTGCTGCTGGCAATCCAGGAGGTTAACGACCTGGGAAAGACGAGCTTACCGGAGAAGACGAAATCTGGTGTGAGCTCGTCCTCAACGGCATCGGTGGCAGGACCATCGCCGAAGCGCAGGAAGCGCTCAGCTTCCGCGAGTTCCAGCTCTGGGTCAAATACCGCAACCAGTACGGAAGCCTGAACCCGATGATGCGCACAGAGTGGGGCGCCGCACTGGTTGCATCGATGCTGGCAAACGTTAATCGTGGCAAAGATGACCCAACTTTCAGGCTAAGTGATTTTGCTCCGCATATTCGTGAACAACCCATTTCCCTTGAGCAGGCTATGAATGCCTGGAATTGATAAGCAAGGTTGATGTTTTGCCATTGTTCAATTCCCTGTTATTCTTTCAAAATCTGAAGGAGGAGGGGAAATGGCACTTATTAAATGCAAAGAATGTGGCGGGGAAGTATCAAGCAAGGCTGATGTCTGTCCAAAGTGCGGTGCTCCTTTCAAATTAAGGGTGAAAGGTCCTTCAGGATGCATGATGATATTGTTAGTTATAATAGGGGTTTTATTTACTGTATTTTTTATAGCAAAAATGAGCTGAATTAATTGTTGTGTTGATTTTAGTTCTCATAAATTAACAATTTATCATGCGATTTTAATATAACCCGCTTCGGCGGGTTTTTTTTAGGATGTTATATGGCTGGCAAATCACTCGGCACATTGACAATCGACCTAATCGCTAAGGTTGGCGGTTTTGTCTCAGGTATGGACAAAGCCGAACGCGCTTCAACAAAATGGCGCAAACAGGTTGAGTCGGATGTTAAAGCCGCTGGTTCTGCCATTGCTGCTATGGTCGCAGCGGCGACCGGCGCTGCAGTTGCCGCTTCTTCTGCGGGCATTGCTTTGCTAAAGTCCACATCTGAGCAAATTACAGAAACAGATCGTTGGGCAAAGTCTCTTCGTTTATCCACTCAGGAATTGATAGCCTGGCAATTCGCGGCAGAAAAAGCCGGTGTTTCCGGAGATCAGATAGCAGATATTTTCAAAGATATCGGTGACAAAATTGGCGATGCTGTTCTGAATAAATCAGGTGAAGCCGTCGATGCTCTTAATGCATTAGGTCTTTCTGCGGAAAAGCTCTCAAAAGTTACTCCCGATAAGCAGCTGTTAGCTATTGGTGAAGCACTCGGGAAAATAAATACAAACGCTGAGAAGACTAATATTCTTGAAAGTCTAGGTAATGATTTATCAAAGTTATTACCTCTCTTTGATAATAACAACCAAAAATTAACTCAATTTATTCAGCTCGCTAAAGATTATGGGATTGCACCAGATTCGAAATCCATTGATGACTTACTGAAAGTGAGCCAAATATTTCAGGACATGGAGGCTCAGGCAAATGGACTGAAGGTTGAGATTGCTTCAGGTCTTGCGAAGGTTGACCTATCACCTCTTCAGAATGGTCTTGATGATCTTAAAAAAACCTTTACCGATCCGGCAGTCCTGCAGGGGTTATCAGATCTGGTTGGCGGTGTTGCTTCTCTTGTGGGCTGGCTTGGCAAAGCAGCATCAGAACTTGGCCGATTGGTAGAGAATTTCCAGGGCGGGCAGCAGCTTGCGACCAATGCCTCCCGTGTTGAAATATCCCGGCGTATAAAGAACCTTGAAGCGGACCTGAACGATAAGGGTGTTCTTGCAGATATAAACCGGATCGGAATGGATACAGACTCACGTCGCAAAGAGCTTGATGAATTACGTAAACGGCTCGGCGATATGAAGGATTTTCAGACAACCCTACCTGTCAACGCTGCTGGTGTTGTAGGTACAGCCAGTTCTGGCTTTAAGCTTGGTTCAGGGGAAGTCAACGGCAAGCCTGTAACCGACAATTCTGGCAAGAAACTTGAAAATACCTTCAAGGCGACGGAGCAGAATTATCTGCGCCAAATAGCGCTGATTGATACAACCGGTAAAAAATCTTTTGAAGTGACCGAACAGCAGAAACTTCAGTTTGATATTGCTGATGGCAAACTTTCAGGACTTAATGAGACGCAGCGACAGCGGCTCGAGCAGTTAGCTACTGAAGTTGACCGCCTAAATGCTGTCAAAAAGGCTAACGAGGAAAATCTAAAATTGGCTGAGTATGTCGCAAACCTGCAGCGCGAAAATGCTAACGCCTCAGCCTCTCTTAATGCTGATATCATCGGCGCTGGACAGGGTGACAAAGTTCGTGAGCGAATGCGTGAACAGCTCGATATTGAGCGCGAGTTCAATGAAAAGCGCTCTGATTTACAGCAAAGGTACCAGCGCGGAGACATTAAAAGCGAGGCGGATTATGACCGTTATAATGCTGAGCTTGATAAGGCACTGTCGCAACGCCTCGAAGATTACCAAAATTATTATCAGCAAATTGACCAATTAAACTCCGACTGGGTGAGCGGTGCGCGGGACGGACTGGCAAACTGGGTTGATGATGCATCGAATTATTCGCAGCAGGCGGCCAGTGGTGTTCAGAGTGCTCTGTCCGGTATCACAAATAACCTTGTCGATATGCTGAACGATAATAAAGCCAGCTGGAAAGACTGGGGTGTCAGCGTTCTGAAGACGATCGAAAAGGTTGCACTAAATATGGCGTTGGTAAACGGCGTCAGTGCTATCGGTTCGCTGTTCAGTTTCGGCGCGTCTGCGGCAGTCGGCTCAACACCTTCTGGTGCATATAACTCTGCGGCTGCGGGCATTCAGCTAAACGCCAAAGGCGGCGTTTATGAATCGGCAGATCTAAGTAAATTCAGCAGCAGCATAGTCAGTAGCCCCACTATGTTCGCCTTTGCCAAAGGTGCCGGTCTGATGGGTGAAGCCGGGCCAGAAGCCATTATGCCGCTCACCCGCGACGCTACAGGCAGGCTGGGTGTAAAAGCGCTGGGCAGTGGCACGCAGAGCGGCGCGGGTGTCAGCGTCAGCATCGGGACCATTAATTTCACAGGCGGCACAGGCGGTGCGCAGGGTAATGCTAATGCCGCCGGCGCGGTAGCTAACCAGATCACCGGCGCCATCATCGATACCATCAACACGCAACTGCGCAAGCCCGGCACTCCGTTGTGGAACGCCACGCAGGGCAAGCGCTGATGCTCCTTACTTACCCGCTGCGGCGGGTTTTTTTATGGGTGAAACATGGCAACCGAAACCTTTACCTGGTGCCCGCGCATTAATGCTGGCGGCGAGGTCACTCACCGCGTCCGCCGCGCGCAGTTCGGCGACGGGTATGCCCAGGCGTCGGGCGATGGCATCAACGCTCGCGGTCAGAAATGGGATCTGGAATTCGTCGGGGATGAAAGCTACATCACCGCGATTATGGACTTCCTGGACAGGCATGGCGGCAGCCGCTCATTCATCTGGCAGGCACCGCTGAAAGGCGCGGGACTTTACCGCTGTGACGCCTACCGCCCGTCGGCCCCGGGCGGTGGCATTTTCTCTCTCACGGCAACCTTCACACAGGCATTCGCTCCGTAGGTACTTATGGCAATCAGTAATGACGTTCAGAAGCTCGAGCCCGGCGACAGCGTCCGCCTGGTGACCGTCGACGGCTCGGCGTTCGGCGCGGGCGTGCTGCGCTTTCACGCCTGCACCATTCCTCATACGCCGGAAGAAATCGCGGCGAGCGGCGGCGACACCTCGAAGCTTGCCGCTAAATCCATCTGGTTTGATGGCGAGGAGTACGGCGCCTGGCCATTTGAAATTACCGGGCTTGCGTCGTCGAGTGACGGCCAGAGCGCGGAGCCGGTGCTGCGCGTCGCTAACCTTGATGGCGTGGTGACCGCGCTCTGCCTGCGCTTTGATGACATGGTACAGGCGAAGGTTACTGTTCTGGATACGTTCGGCCAGTATCTCGATGCGCGCACCTTTCCCGACGGCAACCCGTCTGCCGATCCGGGGCAGTATTTCCGCCAGGTGTTTTACATCGACAGCAAGGCGGCTGAAGACAATGAAGTGGTGGAGTTCCGCCTCTCCAGCCCGATGGACCTGCAGGGACTGCTGATCCCGACGCGGCAAATCACAGCGGTCTGCACCTGGGCCTGCCGCAACAAATACCGCAGCGGTGACGGCTGTACCTACAACGGCCCGCGCATGTTTGATCTGAAAGGTAACCCGGTGACCGACCCGGCACAGGATAAATGCTCGGGCCTGCTGACCGACTGTAAAAAACGCTTTGGTTCGGATGCCCGGCTCGATTTCGGCGGCTTTCCGGGTGCCAGCCTGATCCGGAGGTAACCATGCGCGATAAAACCATTGCCGACATTCTGACGCATGCTGCGGCGGAATACCCGCGCGAGTGCTGCGGCGTGGTGGCACAAAAAAGCCGTGTCGAGCGGTATTTTCCATGCCGGAACATTACCGGCGCGCCGGAGGAACAGTTTGAGCTGTCGCCGGAGGATTACGCGGCGGCGGAAGACTGGGGAACCGTTACTGCCATTGTGCATTCCCACCCGGGCGACGGCGCCACCACCCAGCCGAGCGAGCTCGACCAGCTGCAGTGCGACGCCCACGGCATCCCCTGGGTAATCGTCTCGTGGCCGGAAGGCGACCTGCGCACCATCGCGCCCCGCGGCGAACGGCCGCTGGAAGGGCGCGCCTTTGAGCTGGGTTATGCCGACTGCTGGTCGCTGGTGATGGACTGGCACCGCCGGCAGGGTGTGATGCTTCGCAACTACAGCGTGGATTACCCGTGGTGGGAGCGGGGCGAAAATCTCTATATGGATAACTGGTATGCCGAGGGGTTTCGCGAGGTCACAGAGCCGCGGCCCGGCGATATGGTGCTGATGCAGGTATCCGCGCCGGTGGTGAATCATGCCGGTATCCTGCTGGAAGGTAACCAGCTGCTGCATCATCTGTACGGCCAGCTCTCCTGCGCAACGCCTTACGGCGGCTATCTGCGCGAGCGCACGATTAAAATAGTCAGACACAAGGATCTGCCATGAACGAACTGAAAACGGTGCGGCTGTACGGCACGCTTGGCGCGAAATTTGGCCGGGTGCACCGGCTGGTGATTGCCAGCCCTGCAGAAGCCTGTCGCGCGCTGTCGGTCATTCTTCCGGGTTTTGAGCAGTACATGCAGACGGCGCACCTGCGCGGCCTGCGCTTTGCCGTGTTCCGGGGGAAAAATAACATCGGCCAGGACGAGCTGAAACATAACAGCGGCGAAGAGGATATCCGCATCGCGCCGGTGATTGTCGGAAGCAAGCGTGGCGGTGTGCTGCAGACCATTCTCGGTGCCGTGCTAGTGGTGGGGGCGCTTGCTCTTGGCCCCGTGGGTATCGGTACCATCGCAGGCAGCACGGCGATGAGTATTGGCCTTATGGGCGGTTCGATGATGATTGGCGGCGTGGTGCAGATGCTGTCACCCCAGCCCGGCGGGCTGGCATCGCGTCAGGACCCCGATAACGCGCCGAGCTATGCGTTCGGTGGACCCGTGAATACCACGGCAATGGGTAACCCCGTCGGGCTCCTGTATGGCGAGCGCGAAATCGGCGGCGCGATTGTCTCTGCCGGCATCTACACCAACGACCAGTGAAAACCGGTCTGATAATGGCGCCTGCGGGCGCTTTTTTTATGGGCGCAGTATGGAAAAAATAACCGGTAAAAAGGGTGGCGGTGGTAATTCACGCACACCGCGGGAGTCTCCTGATTCATTACAGTCGATCGCGACGGCCAAAATACTGCTGGCGCTGGGCGAGGGGGAGTTCGCCGGCGGCCTGACGGATAAAGATATTTTCCTCGACGGTACCCCGATCCGCAGCGCCGACGGCACGCTTAATTTTCCCGATGTGAAATGGGAATTTCGTCCGGGTACCCAGACGCAGGATTACATTCCCGGCATACCGTCGGTGGAAAATGAAATCACCGTTAACACTCAGCTTAAAGCCACACAGCCGTGGACGCGTGCCATCAGCAACACGCAGCTCTCTGCGGTCCGGGTGCGTCTCGGTGTGCCTTCACTTCAGTGCATGAAAGACAACGGGGATGTGGTGGGCTACCGCGTCGAATACAAAATTGAGCTGTCCACAGACGGCGGCGGGTATGTCACGGTGCTGAACAGCGCGTTCGACGGTAAAACCACCTCCCTGTATGAGCGCAGCCATCGCATTGACCTTCCGCCTGCCCGGACCGGCTGGCAGCTTCGTGTGAGCCGGACGACAGCGGACAGCACCTCCAGCCGCATCGTGGATACGACGAACATCGAAGCGTATTCCGAAATCATCGATGCAAAGCTGCGCTACCCGAACACCGCGCTGCTGTTTGTGTCGTTTAACGCGAAGCAGTTCAGCAATATCCCGCAAATCAGCGTACGCGCCCGCGGGCGGCAAATCCGCGTACCCACGACATACGATCCGGTGGCGCGCACCTATTCCGGCACCTGGGACGGCTCGTTTAAATGGGCCTGGAGCAACAACCCCGCCTGGGTGTTTTACGACCTGGTGCTGAGTGACCGTTTCGGGATCGGAGACCGGCTGGACGCGACGCAGGTGGACAAGTGGGAACTCTACCGTATCGCGCAGTACTGCGATCAGCCCGTGCCGGACGGTACCGGCGGCAGCGGTACCGAGCCGCGTTTTCTCTGCGACGTGTATATCCAGAGCCAGAACGAGGCGTTTACAGTGCTGCGCGACCTGGCGAGCATCTTCCGCGGCATGACCTACTGGGCCGGTAATCAGCTGGCCGCGCTGGCGGACATGCCGCGCGATATGACGTATGTCTACACCCGCGCCAACGTTATTGACGGCAAATTCTCCTACGCCAGCGGCAGCGAGAAGAACCGTTATTCAACGGCGATGGTGAGCTGGTCAAACCCGGAGAACCATTACACCGATGAAGTGGAAGCGGTAATCGAGCCTGACCTGGTGCGGCGCTACGGCGTGCGCCAGACGCAGATATCCGCCATCGGCTGTACGCGACGCACCGAGGCCAACCGCCGCGGCCGCTGGGCACTGCTGACAAATGCTAAAGACCGGATGGTGAGTTTCGCCACCGGGCTGGAAGGCATGATCCCGTTGCCGGGCCATATCATCGGCGTGGCGGATCAGTATCTGTCGGGGCGGGTAACGGGCGGGCGTATCAGCCAGGTAAACGGTCGCGCGCTGACGCTCGACCGGGTGCCGGATGCAAAAGCGGGCGACAGGCTTATCGTCAACCTGCCGTCCGGCAAATCACAGGCCCGTACCATTCAGGCGGTCAGCGGCCGCAACGTCACAGTATCTGCGGTATTCAGCGAAACGCCGGAGCGCGAGGCGGTCTGGTCGGTGGATGCGCAGGATGTCGCGATCCAGCAGTACCGGGTCACGTCCGTTGAAGACAATAACGACGGCACCTGGACCATCAGCGCCGTGCAGCACAACCCGGATAAATATGCCGCCATTGATTCCGGTGCGCGGCTCGATGAGCGTCCGGTATCAGCCATTCCGCCGGGCGTGCAGGCGCCGCCTGCCTCCGTGACCCTCAGCAGTTACAGCCGCGTGGTGCAGGGTCTCAGCGTGGAAACCCTGCGTGTCGCCTGGCCTGCTGCGCCCGGCGCCGTGGCGTATGAATGTCAGTGGCGCAAGGATAACGGCGACTGGGTGAATGTGCCGCGCGCAAGCTCGCTCGGCTTTGAGGTGCAGGGCATTTATGCCGGGCGGTACATGGCGCGCGTCAGCGCCGTGAACGCCAGTGATGTCGCCTCCGTCTGGCAGACCAGCGTGGAAGTGACGCTGACCGGCAAGGTGGGGCAGCCGCCGGTACCGCTGAACTTCCGCACCACGCCGATTAACTGGGGCATCCAGCTCGACTGGAACTTCCCTGACGGTGCTGACGATACGCTGATGACCGAAATTCAGTATGCCGCCGCGACCGACGGTAGCGACGCGCTGCTGCTCTCGGATGTGCCGTATCCGGCGCACAGTTACACACAGCTTGGCCTGCGTGCGGGGCAGAGCTTCTGGTACCGCGCGCGGCTGGTGGACCGCATCGGGAACCAGTCAGCCTGGACTGGCTGGGTGCGCGGCATGGCGAACGACAACGCGGAGGATTACCTGGGTGATATTACCGGTGATTTTCTCACCAGTGCCGACGGCCAGGCGCTGCAGCAGCAAATCGACACTAACATTGAGGCGGTGATGCAGAACGCGCTGGCGAACAACGCCACGGTCGATCATCAGTGGAAGCAGTACGGCGAAGTGCGCGCCGATATTCTGGTGGTGAAAACCACTATCGCTGACGTTGATAAAGCGATGGCTGATATGAGCACTCAGGTCCAGGCGCAGATAGGCAGTGTCACGGCCGCGCTGGAAGACAAGCTGACCGCCGTGGTGGATTCCAGTGGCGCCACGGCCATTCATACGCTGAAAGCAGGCGTACGGATTAACGGCAACTACTACAGCGCCGGCATGAGCATTGCGGTGCTGGCACAGGCCGGGCAGCCAGTCGTAACGCGTGTTGCGTTTAATGCCGATCAGTTTGTGCTGACCACCGGCAGCGGTGCCAGTCAGTTCTCTCCGTTTGCTGTGGTTGGCGGACAGGTGTTTATGAGCTCTGCCTTTATTCAGGATGGCACCATAACCAGTGCCAAAATTGGCGCATTCATAGAGTCCACGAACTATGTGGCAGGTCGCACTGGCTGGAATATCAGTAAGGAGGGTAATGCTGAGTTCAATGCCGTTACAGTGCGCGGAACCATTATTGCAACCGAAGGGCGTTTCTCTATGTCAGGTCCCGGAAACAACGTGGTTATTGACGGAGCTGGCGTTACCGTAAATCTGGCGAATGGTGGCCGCATTGTTCTGGGGAGCTGGTAATTATGCCCAGTGGATTACTGATTGACTTAAACGACGGCGGTCCGGTGATGGAAATCACGGCGGGGCTTCGTTGCCCCTCCTGGTGCGGGACAGTGGGCGGATCAGGGAATATATATAACGCGCCGGGTTATGTGGCTGGCGCGGCCCTGGTTTACGCCCCGTACGAAACTGCCAGAATTTATCAAACCGGAACAAGTCTCGTTCCGGATGTAGGTTGCCTTAGCGGAGCCACTCAGAATGGCGGCAGCATGATTATATCGTCATGGTACAGCGTCAAAGGCTACAACGACATCCTCTGGCCCGGAACGATGTGGCAGATAATGCCAGCCTCTCAGTCCGGGCGTACCGGGTTATTTATCTCTGACAGTACTGATTTTACAACTATTACGAATGGCAGCATTGTGGGTCAATGCGCATGGCGCGGGCGAGTCACCTTTACCGGCTCGTGGACACCGCCCGACACCGGGTTTGCTCGTGGAACTTATCTGGTTTTTGGTAAATGGAGCGCCGATGGTGTGACGGTTGAATATGATGGCAACAGAGTCATCGCCACACTGGAGCGTAACGGCGCAAATGTGAACGCTACAGTCACCATGGACATCGTGATATTTGCGGCGGGTGCGGCACCCGTTGCGGGACCCGGCCTTAACTTTTTTAATGCAGCGGGTCAGTGCACATTCTCTACAACGCGCCGCCCTTTTTTATACAGCAATGCGTATTTCCGTGCATCGAAAACGTCAACGGACATTGGCAACCGTTTCATTATGCTGGGTCGCTATGGCGCGAAGTCTGATATTCAGGGCGGCTGGTGTTACGCGAAATATTGCGGGATCGTCAGAAGCGGAAACGCGGTGCGGATCGGCCGTGGCTACGTCGCTACTTTCTGGACAAGTGAATATCCGGTGATGTTCGATATTGTCAGCTCTACAAATATCTTACTGCTTGAAAGCATGTATTAAGCAGCATCGCTATGGCGGTTTTTTCAGGAGAATACCATGTCGGCAGGCACTCTTACGCTTACAAATAAATCTGCTGCCGTTTCAGGCACAGGAACGTCATTCACAACGGAACTGAAGGCGGGAGACTTCATTGTTGTTAAAATTGGTGGGACTCCTTACACCCTGCCTGTTAAAACAATTACAAGCAATACTCAGCTGACGCTTGTCAGTAATTACACGGGGCCAACTCAAAGTGGAGTCGCCTGGTTTGCCGTTCCTCAGGAAGCACAGAGTTTAATTACCGCGTCACTTGCCTCACAGACCGCCGAAGCCTTACGTGGACTTAACCTGGACAAAACAAACTGGCAGCAAATGTTTTCAGGCGCAGGTAATATTACTGTCACTCTATCAGACGGTAGCTCATGGACTGGCCCATCATTGAATAGCATTAAAGATATGGTTGACGCTCTTTCACCTGTGGGGTCGATGTTAGTGTGGCCTTCTTTAAATCTTCCTGACAACTCAACTCTTGGAATTAAATACCTCAGGTTGAATGGGGCATCATTCGATAAAACGCTATACCCAAAATTAGCTTCTATTTATACGACAGGCGTTCTTCCCGATATGCGTGCTAACGTAGTCAGGGGATTTGATGATGGCAGGGGAGTAGATCAGGGGAGGGCAATGCTTTCGGAACAACTGGACGCAGCTCCTAATATTGTAGGGTCTTTTGCGCCATCGGTTGATTCCAGAGGATTTGGCACAGGCGCGATAACGTGCGCAGGAGGCGTTGCAGCTGCGTACACAATAACGAGTGACACAACTTTCCTTCGTAGCGTGACTGCAACCATTGATGCATCAAAATCAAGTCCTTCTTATGGTCGTGGAAACTCAGCAGAAGTCAGAATGAGAAACATAGTCTGGAATATGATAGTGAGGGCTTCGTAATGGTATTCAATTCAGATGGTTTTGCTGAACAAGATTTCATCCAAAAAGTTTATATTGCAGACATCAATGGGGAATACATAGGCACCTCTGAAGTCATGATAAGTAGAGGAACGGGACTTCCAGCTGGCGCATACCTCGACGCGCCGCCGCCTCTGCAAGAGGGAAAGGCGATAATCAGAAATGCGAATGGATCTGAATGGATTATCACCTCAGATTATCGTGGCAAGACAGCCTACTCTACTGACAAAAGCAAGACCATTATTATAAATGAGCCTGGAGACATTCCTGATGGGTTTACTTTGTCTGGTCCTCCTCGGGCATGGGAGTTTTGGGATGGAGAAAAGTGGCTACCCGACGATAAAGCACTCAAAGATATTCAGCAGAAAGAGGCAGTAGAAAGGAAAACGATGCTGATGAATGAAGCAAGCAACGAGATATCACTCCTTCAGGATGCTGTTGATCTTGACATGGCAACAGAAGATGAGACAACAAGACTTTTAGCCTTGAAAAAATTCAGAGTGTTATTAAGTCGTATAGACACGACTTCCGCTCCTGATATCTCATGGCCCATAGCGCCTTGAAAGCAATCTATGTGGCATGCATGGGGCAAAAAATTAGCGCAAAACAACTCAACACCTCGGAAGGTGTCGATTCGTCTTGCGCTTAGCTACAGGTGGGACAGAAGTGAGACACGCAAGGCTTTGCACCGGTTTGCACAGCTTTGCATGTTTTAGCGTCATGTGACCTGTGAGCGCAGATATGTCGTGGTAAAGTCCTGTATCCAAAGGTATTTATTATAATTCGCATTGTTTAGAACCGGGCCGAATTTGAAATACAAAAAAATTCCAGCCGTTACGATTAATAGGCCGCTTCGTCTTGATTTCGTTACCTCCTGAAACTACTGTATAAATACACAGTAATTTTACCGGGAGGTACATAATGAAAATACACCCCCTCGTCTGGCCGGTTACGCCAGTCAACATCCCATTCTATGCAGACCTGATTTCAGCAGGCTTTCCGAGTCCCGCTGCCGATTATATCGACAGTGGCATTGACCTCGTTTCCCACCTTATTGCACATCCATCATCCACCTATGTCCTGCGGGTTGCCGGCGACTCGATGCGCGACGCTGGCATTCTTGACGGCTCGCTTTTGCTGGTGGACTTCAGTCTGCACGCGAAGCATAACGACATCGTCGTCGCCAATATCGGCGGGGAGTTTACCGTGAAAAGGCTGGTGACGTACCCGGTGGCGCAGCTGCGCGCAGAGAACCCGGCTTACCCGCCTATTGCTGTTTATGACGCCGACGACCTCGAAATCGTCGGCGTTGTCATTTGCGTTATAAATACCCTGCACCGCAATGTTCGCGCTGGTTGATATGAACTCGTTTTACACGAGCTGCGAGACGGCATTCCGTCCCGATCTTGTCGGTCAGCCGATCGTGGCGCTTTCCAATAACGACGGCTGCGTGATAGCGCGCAGCCGCGAAGCCAAAGCGCTTGGCATAAAAATGGGCATGCCCTGGTTCCAGTTGCGCGAGATGCAGTTCCCTCAGCGGATCATTGCCTTTTCCAGCAACTATGAACTTTACGGTGATATGAGCCAGCGGGTGATGACGACGCTTGAGGAAATGTGTCCGCGCGTTGAGATATACAGCATCGATGAGGCTTTCTGCGACCTGACGGGAGTACGGAACTGCAGGGACCTGGCTGATTTTGGCCGGGAGATACGCGACACCGTCCGGCGCAACACCCGGATCCATTGTGGTGTCGGTATCGCCCAGACAAAGACGCTGGCTAAACTCGCTAACCGCGCGGCCAAAGAGTGGCCGCAGACAGGCGGGGTGGTGGACCTTTCAAACCAGGCGCGCCAGCGGCGGCTGATGGCGCTGATGCCGGTGGAGGAAGTCTGGGGCGTCGGTCGGCGTATTGCCAGAAAGCTGGAGGCAATGAGTATTAAAAATGCACTGCAGCTATGCGATACCGACATCCGCTTTATCCGCAAACATTTTAACGTCGTGCTGGAGCGCACCGTGCGCGAGTTGCGCGGCGAACCCTGTCTGGAAATCGAGGAGTTTGCCCCGGCGAAACAGGAAATCGTCTGCAGCCGGTCATTCGGGGAGCGAATCACCGACTATGAAGCGATGCGCCAGGCTATCTGCAGCTATGCGGCGCGCGCGGCGGAGAAGCTCCGCGGCGAACATCAGTTCTGCCGGTACATTTCGGTGTTCGTGAAAACGTCGCCGTTCTCTGCTGAACCGTATTACGGCAACCACGCCGGGACTAAGCTGCTGACGCCCACACAGGACACGCGCGACATAATTGCCGCGGCGACGTGCTGCCTCGATGCGGTCTGGCGCGACGGCCACCGGTACCAGAAAGCGGGCGTTATGCTGGGTGACTTTTTCAGCCAGGGCGTGGCGCAGCTGAATCTGTTTGACGAGAACGCGCCGCGCGCGAACAGCGAGGCGCTGATGTCACTGATGGACAAATTGAACCAGCAGGGCCGGGGAACCCTGTATTTTGCGGGGCAGGGTATCCAGCAGTCGTGGCAGATGAAGCGGGAAATGCTGTCACCGTGCTATACGACACGGCTTGCAGATGTGCCAGTTGTACGAGCTAATTAG